AAGGTAAAAGTTCGGTTCAAAACTCGTCAATTCTTAATTGACGGGCTCCCACCCACGCTTTATTCGGATCGAGCGTGGAACAACGACCACAGACGGGTCCTCGGTTGCGGGCGAAACTAAGTTTCGTAGTAATCGAGGCCAACCGTCGAGTTTACTCTTAACCTTCCTCGAAGAAAGGCGAGGGACGTAAAACTCGACTCGTTGGTAATCACTGTTCGTACGTCTACGAAACAATCGTTTATTTAAAACGATTGCTTGAATAGACGATACGACCTCTTTACACGGGAACGAAGATAAAGCGGTTCCATAAGGAATTTTCCAATGGACACGCTCCAAATTCTCCCAAATAAATTGGCTAGCATCATTGTATCCAATCTGCGACAACTTGTTCGCAAGAGATATATATGATGTATAAGCAGTACCGTCCGTCTTGCGGTTTGTCCAAGGTTTACTCAAGCGAAGAGGGGTGACATCGAAGCCTTGAAAAGCTTCCATACCACAACTCTCTCGAAAGTATCCCGAGGCACAAGACTTGGACCTATTGACCACTAGGCCATTAAGTTCAAGAGCTTGCGTGCATTGCTCGTAGTATTCTGTGGGTACGATAATATCGTCACCATAGACATAGACGAGCTTCTCCACTGATTCCAGTGGCATTTTACAGTGAATTGACAAAGAGGAAACAAGAAGTACCCAAAAGACATAAGCTTCAACGGGAAAGCATAACGCTGATCCCATTGTCGCATACTTCTTAAGAGTAATCACTCTCCCATCTGGGAGTTTAGTTTCCCCAACGCGTAAAGTCTCTAGTACTTGGAGAAGATCCGGAGAATCTTTAAAGATTCTTCGAACCAATTCAAGTGAGACTCTGTCCGACGCATCGCTGAGATCCATTGTAGCAAAGAACTGAGTAGCAGAGCTACTCTGAGCGATGTTACGATTAATGTCTTGATGCGTAAAGTTGATGTGACCTTTCGTATCTCTAAAGTGAGATTCCAAAAAGTTGCCCAACTTTCGTCCCAAGCCTTGCTGAAGCCATTGGTTTTCCAAAGGTTCGCAGGAAATAAGACGTGGACCGCGAGAATCTTTCGGGACAAGTACGACTTTACTCTGTCCAGGCCCAAAATCAGGGCTTCTGAATTGAGTTTGGTCGTCTTCGAACCGAAAGTCTTCGTCAGTTCGGTAACCCCCAACCATAAAATATCTGGCGAGGGGGAATGTGCCGTAGAATCTCGATGGGTACCTGGCGAAATGCCATTTGCCTTCAAGAGACTCTCCGGTAGCCACTGCTCCGGGACCGTGTTGCGGATGAATTTCTTTCGGGTTAAAACCATGAAAGATTTTCCTTGTAATGACCTTTGCCACTTGTTGAATAGCAAGGGCAAGGGGGTCATCCAAGAGCTCAAGTTCCTGATCTGTCTTGATAAATTTCTCGATTACTCGAGAATTTTCCGACTCAGAATAGGGAATATCAAGCTTGTACGCAAAGTAGAGAACCTGTCTGAGGTGTTTAATTGCCTCAGGAGGGACTACGTCTCGGAGAATGCCGTCTTCATTGAAGACCAGGTTAAAGTATCCCTGCATAAAAGCGGGTATACTTGTTTTCCTAACGGATGTAAATCCAGAAGGAAGATTGAACCTGAAACTCACCAAACCTGAATCAAGAGCCCTACCCAACTTTGGGAGGCTTTTGGTCAAGAAGGCGAGACCCTCATGAGAGGTTCTAGACCGCAAGGTCAGAAGATCTCGATTGAGAGCTTTCACTGATGACAGCTTGAGAGGATCGCAACGAACCAGCTGCATATGCAGGCCGAGATAAAACTCGTCTTGGCTTTTCATGCACACCTTTCGGGGTTGCATCCAAGGCCAACTGCTTGCTGCGCTACTGAAACGACCGCGCAAAGTTCTTGAAGGGCAAAGGGAAGATGAAGGGGCTTGTTAGCCCCCCCATCTCTCCAAGAGTCATATTTCTATGACTCTCCCCTCAAGATCGCATCGACATTCGCATGTGTTGCGTAACCGGTAATTGCACCATCTTGGAGGAAATCGAGGAGATGAGAAATCATGTCCGCGACCACCGCCGTGGTGATAGCAACGTCACGAGGAATCGCCAACGTAAAGTTGAGATTCGCTGTGACGGTTCCGATCGCAGCGGCCACTGTCTTATTCACTTGAATAAGATGCCGGTCGATGAGTACAGGAGGTTTGCCAGTCACACTATGCTTCACTTGAAGCGTTGTGGGAAGGGCTAGCGTCGTGGACGCATCGAGTCGAAGTGATCCATCTTGGTTCATTCGAACCAGTTTGAAAACCACATCGGTTCCGTCTGCTTTGTCGAGCGTTAAGTCGTTTGCAAGCATGTTGAGCACCTCGCACTAGCTCCATTATCCAAATTCCGATACGGATTTTGAACTCTAGAGCGATTTGCAGTAAACGTGCGTTTTAGCGAAGTTGATTCAACAACGCTAAAGAGAGCGCCTGCTGCTTCGGAGTCAGTGTCAAGTTCGTCGCGAAGACGCTTGACACCGGGAGACCCACATTACGCGAAAACCTACGGATAGTTACCTGACCGGCAAACACTTTCGTGTCGACCATGTCATGGTAAAAATCTTGATCCACTAGATACAGATATTCGTCTTTAAACGAAGAAACTGTATTCCGTAAGGACCATTCACCCCCGAAGGGTTGAACGGCAAGTGTATCAAGCAGGTTGCCAACCTTGAAAAACCAATCGATAACAAAGGAATAGGGAATCGCTTCCCAAACGATTGCTATCGGGTTGTTTAATCCAAGACCTGCGGCGTAGGCCTTAACACTGCTAGACATGTCACTTAGGCCCTCCAAATTTTGGATAAGCTTACTGCTTGCAGTAAACTTGCCTTTGTAACTAACTCTTCTAAACTTCCACGCGGCACCACCATACGAGTACGGATCGAGATCCGCTCCTTGCATAATGGTAAAAGTAGTAGGGCCAGCTGGCTCTTCCACTTTACGTGCGAAGTAAAGATCGACTTCTTTGCCGGCCGTATCTCTAAGGTGTTTAAGCCTCTTTGATACAGTCTCCATTAAAGTCAACATCTTTCCTATATCGCCAACGAAAGGCTTAACGCCAAATTCGAAAGCGAGAAAGTTAGAAGAAGCTGTCCTCGAGATAGACGATTCAATCTTAGGTATCATACCTTTGATGTCTCGTAATTCGTAGAGAAAATTTCCTACGGAAAATTCTCGCGGAATCTGGTCATGGAAAGCATTATATGCTTCCGTGGCCCACTGTCCAAAGTCAGCAGTGGTGGGTGTTACAATCATGCCATTTGAATGCATCAGAGCAGGATTAATGAGGACGGGATAGTTTTCAAGTTTTGTTATGAAAGCTCCGTCCGCATTCCTGAAATCTGAAACTCGGCTGACAGTCGAGTTCATGACTACCTGATACGCAGGGTTTACCCCTGTAGGATTACCAATAACATCGCTCATAAAGCGATAGCTGGTAGGCCAAGTAGGGTGAGGCACCGTGTAATATAGGGTAAGATGAGAGTTACCTCCATCGTACCTGAAGTTACGAGATGTACTCACAATACTGTCGGTAGATAGTCTTGTGCGCGGGGGCATGAGGTGGTCCTCCTATTTTACACACTCCTTTCGAGCATGTTTTTCAGAGAGGTGGGGCGAAAG